CCTGGCTTAGGCGGGCGTGCCTTGGGCGCTTTTCCTAACCCTTTAACTCCCAGGGCATTCAGCAGCGTATCCCGAACAGACTGCACAGTCTCCTTTGTCAGCACGCCTCCTGTAGCAGCCTCAAGCTTACTCCCGCCTACGTCCGTCGCTTCGATTCCCTGCGTCATCAGCCGCTCGATGTTGGAGCCGCTGGCGTCTTGCGTCAGACCCAATGCCCCAGTCACCTTACCCCAGAGTGCGTTTGTATGTTCCGCGGTCTGCCTGGCCCGTACCCCAGCTGACTTCGCATCTTCGCCGATGGCCAAGGAGCTAATCCGCGAGCCAATATCCATGCCCACGCCAGCAACTCCTCCAGGTATCCCGACGAGCATATTTGTCAGGGCCTTTACTTCCTGGCCGATCTGTTGCACCCCCTGCAGGGCCTTCGGCGCGCCAAGAACAGTCTCTCCTTGCGCCAGCAGCCCCTTGAACTTCTCCCAGCCACTCGGAGCTGGCGCCTGCCCTGACATTTGCTCCCAGCTAATGCCGCCTTGCGTAGTCTCTGCAGTCGGCGTAGCATCCGCAGACGCCCCAGTCATTTGCGCCCAAGACGCTGCCCCATTAGTCGTATCGGCCATTGCTCTCTCCTTCGGTTACGTCAGCGTAGTCAGTAGCTTCTGCGGCTGGAGCGGCAGCTTCTGCGGGTTCGGTAAATGCCCCCTGGACGTGAAGCCTGCCGATCGGCAGCCCTTTCGCGTCTAGGCCCACAATGTCATACTTCACTCCACCTGCACCAGTATAGGTTTTACCGACCTCAATCAAAGCCGGATCAAGTGGCATCGGAGGCGCCGTCTTCTGGTTGCGTGCTTCCAGCAGGCTCTTCTGATTAGCAATCTGAGCCTTCTTCAGCTCGATCGCTTCAGGGCTGTACTTCCCGCCAGACTTCGTGGCCATGCTAATATCTTGAGTAAGCTGAGTCTTGCGCAGTTTTAGATTATCAATCGTCGCAGCAACTCGCCCCTGGTTCGCCTGGTCTAGCCGCCGCTTCGACTCCGCGTTTAGTATGTCTTGATTAAGCTTCGCGCGCTTGATCGAGTCTTGACTAGCCTGCTCAATCATCCGGAGTACCGGTGCGTCAGTACGATAGTTCCCCGTCAGCTCTTTCGGCAGCAGCGCTCGCTGAGGGCTCATCATCATGGCATGATAGTTCGCTTCGCTAAGGGACGCAGCGCCTGCTAGGTTCCCGACGGTCTCGAACCGTGCGACTTCTTGCTTGTAGTTATTCAACCCCGCAGACGCGTTGCTTGCAGCTCCGGCCGCTTCCCGCTGCCGGATCGTAGCGATCTCTCCACGCACCTTGGCCAAGGCAACCGGAGGCAGCGTGTCCGAAGCAAAGTCTGCAAACTTTTCCAGATCTTCCGCCTGGGAAGCTTGCGTAACGGAACCGCTGCCGGGCAAGTCTGCGACCGTTGCCAACTTTCCCGAAGCCGCCGCTGCGTCGGACAACTGCTTGCGCGCCGCCGCTTCCCGTTTCGTCTCCAGGTACCGCATCTGCGTCATCTGCAAAGTCTGGGCTGCCTGCGCCTCCGCCTCTGCTGAAGTAGCCTGTGCTTCACTTAGCCTAGCATCAGCCACGCCTTTCATAAACTTCGCGGGCAGCATCGCCAGATCCCCGATCTTCTGCTGGGCGCTTAACCCCGCATCTAGGGACTGTCGATTAGCTTCTTGCTGGGCCAGTATGCCAGCTGTGGCTCCGTATAGAGGCATTTTAACCACCCCTCATATTGTTGTTGATCAAGTACTGCTGCAACCAAGGCGGCATAGTGTTCATGCCTGTGCCGGAAGTGTTGCCCGTCGCACCGGCTCCGATCTCCGCCATCCCCGCCATCGCTGTGTTAATACCTTGCTGCTGGCCAGACAGCGCCGTCTGGTATCCCGCCGCTGGGTTAAACCCGACACCAGCTGGCGCGCCAAGAGTCTGTATCCGCTCGTTCTGATACCGCAGAGCTGCATTAGCTGCTGCAGATGCTGCGAACCCGCCGGGCTGCTGTGCCGATGTGCGAGCTGCGGCTAGCTGCGCCAGCTTAAACCCAGGGTCGCTTGCTAGGTCGCCTCGAATCACGCGCTGCAATTCCTGGCCTGCCACAGCATTCCCGCCCTGGGCTGTCCAGGGAGCCGATCCCCCGATCGCCTGCTGTGCTAGCTGCTTCTGCTGATTCGCCTGGTACATACCATATAGCCCTGACGCGACTTTTAACGCCGTGTCCGTCCAGTCTCGCCCACCCCCGCCTTGCTGCGAACCTGCCTGCCCACCGCCTGCCTGAGCTGATTGTATGCCCGCTGCCATCGGACTGCCAGCCCCAAACGGCCCGATACTAGCTTCCTGCCGACCTGCCTGGCCAAGTGCCTCGCCCATAAGACCCTGGCCGAGTTGAGCGCCTGCTGAACCTGCGAGTTGGGCGCCTACCGCACCTGCGATATCCCCGCCTACCGCACCTGCGACAGTCCCGCCAACCATTCCAGCCCCCATCATCCCGGCAGTGCCTGCAAGGTAGCCTATGGGGTTCTTGGATGTAGCAGCTCCGTAGCCAATATTCGCCACTTGGCCTACTGGCCCCAAGGTTCCAAGCAGAGCCTGCACCCCTGACTTCACCGGGTCCCTTGACATAGCGATATTAGCTAAACCGCTGAGCCCTGCTGTAATAGGGTTAAAGCCCGCGAGGAAACTCATAGCCCTCTGCGCCTTTGACCCCCAGAACCCAGGCTCCTCTCGCACTCCAAAACCGTTGTTTGCCTGGGGGGTACTCAGCCCGTACCCAGCTGCGGGTCCGCTAACCTGCGCCTGCATCCCCTCGTAGCCGGAAGGCTGGAAGCCGTAGTTCGTCTGGCCAAGTTGACCAAGACTGAACTGAGAAGTCAGCCCATAATCCGGAGTCAGTCCATAGTCCCCGTAACCTTGCAGACCAGGGATCTGGCTGCCTAGCCCCCCGCTAATGTCATACCCGCCTGGGTTGATGCCGTAGCCAGGCTGATCCCCGAAACTATACCCAGGCGATGTATCCGGCTGAGCAGTCAATCCTTGGTTCGAGAAATTAGTATCGGGCAGGCCGTAGTTAGCCCCGCCTCCGCCGCCGCCGAAAGACTCGCTCCCCCCAAAGCTTGCCCCGTTTACGCCTTCTGCGGCGCCGCCGTAAGAATCTGATCCGTAGCTCATAAAGCTCCTTCGTTTGTTAGTAAATAGTCGTTACTCTAGCAATAAATTATTACGCAGCTGCTTGCATTATCACCCAATTAGTCCCGTCGGAGACTAGTGTAGCCCAGCTACCTATGGCGCCTGGAAGAATTGCGGCGCTGACTGCACCCCCTCCCTTCGGGACTACGCTGCTTGTCGCAGAGCTAAGGGTGAAGGCCTGGTAGTTCTGAAAAGTCAACGAGCGCCCCGGGAAAGATGCAGCTGCGGGAAGGGTTACAACGCAAGCAGATGCTTTGTTGTTTATCAACCAAGTCTCGCCCACAGCTACGGTAAAGTCAGCGGTCTTGGTAACGGGCGCTGACGGAGTAAGGTAATCTCCCGCAGGTTGCTTCCCGTTGAACGTACTCCAATCTGCTGCACTTAAAGCCCCGCGATGAGTCGCTGAAGCTGTAGGTACGTTAAGTGTTATAACCGGAGTAGTTGTACCGCTCGCTACCGCAGAATTCAGATTTGTTCCCGCCGTACCTAAGACAAGCGCAGAGACTGAAGTAACTGTCCCCCCACCAGCTCCTGTAGTCCCTAGATTCTGGCTCAGGTCTAAAAACCACTTCAGCCAGATAGGATTAAAGACACTTTGCTTCGTCCGCTTATCCTCAATCACCGGCATAGCGTAGGTGGGAGGCGGCTGGAACTTTGTAATGGCCATCAGAGTGTCCCAATGTCCAGCTGGAGTTCAATCGCCTGGATGCGGAGACGCGTATCGCAAGCGTGGCGGATATGGGTAGCCCTGCGAAGGAAAGTGCCGCAATTAGTCAGCGTCGATTTCGGCACATTCATATCTACAAAGCGGAAGTTAGTCCACTTATCTGGAACGTAGTCGGCGTCATTGAAACGAACTTGGAGGACGCTGCCAGCTGCACGGTCGCCGATAAACTCCATCATGGTAACCTGCTTTCGCCTGCGCACATCGCCATCATAGTTCGGCGTGTAGAGGTCTACTGTAATAACCTGCCCGTCGTCGGAAGTGTATTCTGAATCCATCTTGTACAACTTTCCATTCGTCTCGTGCTGGAGGACACGGCCAGTTCCTGCCAGGTAGGTGTTGGCGATGCAGGGAAAATAGTCCCCAGTAGGCCCTGTCCACTGGCTCCACATTCTATCGGCTAGGTCGTAGACTAGGGTCAGGTTATTGTTTTTCAGCGTTAGCCCGTAGAACCTGTGGCCTTCGTACTTCAAGCCGAAGGAGGCGACGGAGCTAAAATCAGCCTCTCCGAGCAAGCGCTCAATCGCTTTGGTAGACACGACGGTCGGTTTGAGATTCTCGACTAAGATTACCTGTGCAGTGGAAGATCTGTTTGTCGCAAGCCAGAGCAAAATACCGTCAATTTCCTGCACGGTATCTGCGCTTACACAACCGTAGTTGATCTTAGCCCCCTGCACCGGAGCGAGAGGAGAGGCGCCGGGAGGATTCTGCGCATCGTAGAACACCTCGGTTGACCACTCCTTAAGGGCGAGGACGTAGACCAGCTGCTTCGCCAGGCAGACGCCTGCGTCTGGCTCGATCTGCGCACCGATAGTATTGAGCAAGTCTACCCACAGATCCGGCCTGTTCATTCCTACGGCTGTGTCAGAACCGTGAATGTAGGCATCTTTTCCCATGACATAGGTAGTTCCGTCAAGATACGCCCAGCCCTTGACCCACTCGGCAGGGAAGTTGCTTGTAGTCGAGGCGGTTCCGTCCCCAGTTCCTGGCCCTGTCGCGGTAAAGACTACGCCGATTGTGTTACTCGCTGCGCCGATCAAGGTGAAGTTTGTTGTTCCAACAGTCAGAATTGTGTACTCGACTCCGGTGATAAAGTCTCCTGCCGTAACTGTCGCCGTGGTAAGAATTGGCGTGAGTGTAGTCCCATCCCAGTTATAGGCGGCAAAACCATTCCCAAGCTGCAAGCGTGGCGTATCACCAAGACTCGAAGACCACTGATACACACCATGCGCAGAGTCGACTGTCCCGATCTCTACGTCGTCTTTGTACAGCTTATCGGCGAAGATCGAGTAGATATTCCCCTGCCAGTTGTACACGCCCAATCCTGCACCTACGTGTGTTACGCCGTACTGTAGCAGCCCCGGCCGCTTATAAACCCAGTACTGCTTCATCTTATCATTCAGCTCTACATACCCATTGATAAGTTTGGCGTCTTTCCAGGTACTCTCGTCCCGGTTCTCGGGCTCGACTACGAGGGGGAGACGCTGGGGAATAGCAACCGACTGCGCTTGGGCCATT